AACTCTCTACTATCCATGTTGTAACTCCTTTATCACTCACACTTCATATTCATTTCCTTTTCTTTTAACTTAGTAAGCTTCTTATCATTAAGAACCTTGTTAGGATCTTCTTGCCATGTTGCTTTCTTCTTATTGTTTAACCAATACTTTTGAGCAGCTAAGTCAGCACATCTATACTTCTTAACTTTAACTACTTTTACATCTTCTTTAACTAATATTATATTGGTCTTTTCATCAAGAACTTCTTCTTTAACTTTAGTTGCAACTTCTTCATAGTATATATATCCATTGCAAGCTTTAAACAATGATTGTTCTACCTGTTCATTCTTTTTATCTTTACATTGAGCCATTAGCTCTTTTAAGTCTCTATTTTCTGTTTTATATCTCTTAAAAGTTGAATATCCAACACCTATTTTTTCAGCAATTTCTTTATCTGGTGAACCTTGTTCAGCCATTGATTCTATTAGCTTTAAGTTATCTTTGATAATCTCTTCTATCGACTTCATTTTGCACCTCCAACATTGAGCCTTTTACTTTTTACCAAGGCTCAATAATCGCTATATTTCCCGACTTTTCTATAAGCACTTATTTTATATATTTTTATCATAATATATAATGTACTCTAATCCATTGATATATCTATGTTTGAAGTACATTTATATTTTTACTATAAATACTCCATAACAGTTATGATTACTGATATCCTTTTTTAAGTTCTTATAATAGTAACTATTTTTTATAAATCTTTAAATTAGGAATAGTTCACTTTTTGGACTATTCTATGATAAAAAAAATCAAAGTTTATCATCAGTTATTTCTGCTGCATCATCTTTAATTCCATCATCAATGCCTAAATATTTCTTAGTGGTTTCTATATTCTTATGACCTATCGCTTTTCTTATATATTCTAAATCATGCTTTTCTTGCCATAATCTATGTACATAAGTTTTTCTTAAGCTATGGCCACTTATATTTTTTAAATCTAATGCTTTACCAACTTTACTTAAAATATTACTGAATGACTTTTCTTCAATATGTTCATTTTCCTTATTGTTTTTTTTTGATGCAAAAGCATAATCTGATTTATCTTTGCCTTTTATATATTCCTTTAATAGCTTTTTTAATTTAGGTTTTATTGGATGATTTCGTTTTTCAGGTGGCTTTTTTTTAGACATTGGATTATTGGCTATTATTTTTAAATACTGTCTATATTGCTTTTTTTCTTGAATTATAAATTCTTCATCTTCTAGAGCTTCTTTTATTTCTCCAATAGTTAAATCAATAATATCTTGTATTCTATATCCTGTTGCTACTCCTAAATAAAATAGCATTAAATTTCTTTCAGGATACTCTATACTAAGTTCTTCTAATTTATATTTAAACCTTTGATATTTCTGTTCTGGTATAGGATTGGCTGGAACTTTTTTACCTCTCATGTTCTCACCTACCTATGTCTTTCATCGTTCTTAAAACATTCTTTTATGTCTTTACTTGTAAATGGATTATAGTGCACTTCTATCTTTTCGCACTCTTCTTTATCTTTGCATCCTAAACAATTTGAAGGAGATTTAGCACATATTACTTCATTCCCTTTAAACTTAATGTTTAATTTAATTTTTTTCCCCATATTTCTAAACCTCCTTTAATTTTATTCAAAAAAATAAAATCAGTAGATCCTATATATTGTGCTTATATATTTTTTCTATATCTACTGATTTTTTACATAAAAAAAGGCACTTAGATATCATTTCTCTAAATGCCTTCTTTTAACTAATTACATTATACTATTTAAAATTGGTACTTACTAGGTACTTTCGTTGCTACCCTAACTGCTACCCTAACTGCTACCTTTGCTGTTCCTTTTTTAAGCTAATTTTATTTTTTCAAATGAGTTCTCAATTGTCTTTTTAACACTTTTTCTACTCTTGAATAATTCTTGTGCAGCTCTTGAGATGCTTTTTTTATCTATAAATACTTTCATTATTATTACTTTTTCTTCTGAATCCAATCTTCTTAAAGCATTGTCTACTCTTTTATTGGCTATTTCATTGAATTTTATCTTGTTTTCTAAAGTTTCTATTTGATTCATTATTTTATCATTATTTTTACAACTCATTGAAGTTTGAACTCTTTCTTCAAAACCACTTGATCCTATCTGTTCTCCAACTTTTAATTCTTCTATCTTAAGCTTCATATCTTCAATTTCAATTTCCCTTAATCTATATAAAAGTAATTCTTTCTTAACCTTTTCTTCCACTAGTTATTCACTCCTTTACATCTATTTCAATGCCTGTTTCTACTATCCATTCTCTTTGTGCTAACTTATCTTTATGCTCTATGTTAATTTCTTTTATTAATTCCGGATAATCTATATCTAAAGCTTGTCTATGGCATCTCCATAATATCAATATACACATTTGTATTAAATCAAATGTTTCTCGTATTATTTCTTTTAAATTATGGAACGTATTATCTCTTGAATAATCTAATATTGCTTTTACAACTTCATTTTCTTCTTCATCTAATTTTGCAATTATTTCAGTATACCTTAATGTTGCATTATCTACATTAAGTTTCTTATTTTCTCTAAGTATATGCATTAAAAGTTTCATTCTTCCACCACTTCCAATTGGTTTTTCATCATACAATAATTTAATTCTTCATCAGTTGATTGTTGATTTTCTATATATACTTTAATATTTGAATTTAGATCTACTATTTTTTCTATGAGTTGCTTATCAACTTTCATTTTTTTATAATCTACTCTAATCCAAATAATGATAACTATTATTGATATTACACTAATTATTTCACCGAACATTTTTATTCCTCCCCTTCTACGCCAAATAGTAGTATTACGTACTAAATATCACTTAAAATTTTGTTTTCTGCTGTTTCACTCCATAAAGGAATAGCATTATCTTTATGATTAGTTATAACCCAACAACCTTCCAACATTTCAACCTCACCAGTAAAATCAGTATCATCTCCAGTTACAGTTCCAACTTGATGAACTGTATCCCCTTCAAATATTGTATCGCCATCAATATCATTAATACCAATTGATTGTCCTATACTGTCTTTATCAACTTTTATACAACTGCGATTATCAACATTTATTCTTGGATTTATATAATATTTATCCTCTTTTTCTAAAGTGTCAACGTGAAGGTTCCCATAATGCCAAATACCTAATTTATCTTTACCTCTAAATAATATTTCTCTTTTCATTGCTCTACCTCACTTTCTAGTAACTCTGGACTCTCATACTTATTACCCAAAATCTTCATGTGTGTTAATTTTCCATTTTCCATTGAACAATCATAAAGAATATTTATATTAGAATTTTGATAACTGATTACAAATGCACCATGTGAATAACTGACAATCCATTTAGTTTTAGTCGCTACAAATTCTAAAATATCTCCTTCGTATATTTCATTGCCATTTTTATCTTTTAAGCCTGTATACTGCATAAGTTCAACTTCTTCATGTTTCCAATGAAATCTATCACAGTCTCCTATATAAAATGGATTAACCTCAATACACATTTCCATTCTCTTATTATTTTTAATCCATGCTCTAAATTTAATGTCTCTACTCATTTACTTCACCCCTAATTAGAATTACGCATTAAAAAAATCGTAAATTCAATCTCTTGAATAATACGATTTTACAATTTGCTATTTATTTTTAGTGATTCATAATTTTAGAAAAATATGTGCTAACCCTTTTAAAATAATATTCACTGCATTATTACCATAAGTATCATTTATTTTCTTAAAAAATCAATCTCTAATAATAATCTATTTTTTAGAAAATAACGAAAAGGATTAACCAAATTTTACTTAAACTCAATATCTTCATTTACTTTTTTATGAATATCAATTCTATTTTTAACATCAATTCTGTTAACTAGCCAACCATTTAAAGTGCAATTTTTTATAAATTCATCAATTCTATTAATACCATTAATTTCCTTCAATGTAACTATAACACCAAAACGAATTCCCATTCCATCTTTTGGGTCTAATCTATTGTTTGTTTTAATTTCCATTCCCCAATTTTTATTATTATATGATATTTTCGGCTTCATCTTAGCTTTAGGTCTTTCAGCAACATATTTTACGTTGTCCCATTTTCTAAATTTTTCTCTTGCTTCACCTTCTAGGAGATAGTTTTTTTCTGTATCCAATACTTCCTCTTGATTTTGCTTATCCCCTTTAATATCCTTTACCTTTCCCTGATTATCGATTCTACCAAAATGAAGATTAAGTTCAGTATTAGTGTAATCAACACCTTGCGTTCTATCACACATAGGGAAATAACACATTGTCGCTCTTGCGATATAGGGGTATTTATCATCTTTAATCGGAATAGGGAAATGATAATTATAAGTGTTCCACTTTTCACTTACATCAGATACTAAAAATTTAATCTCATCTTCTTTTGTTTGAACAATATCGTCTATTTTGATAGGCACAACACCATGTCCATAAAGAGCAACTTCCTCTGGAGTTGGCTTTTCATTCCAATCTCTTGCAGCATCAATAATCATTGCTTTAGCAACTTCTTTGCTCAGACCTAACACATCAATTAAATATGACAATTTTCTGGCAATCCAAGGAGAAGCAAACGAAGTACCAGCAACATTTGCTGTCCCTAATGGTTCACAAACTTGAATATATTGTTCCCCACTCCCACCATAGTAACTAATATCAGGCTTTGCAAAAAATGATAATGCTAGTCCTTTTCTTGCATATTTTGTTGATAGACCTTTTCTAGTCACCGCATTTACTACCATACTATTTATTGAATCAGCAGGTGAACCAATTTTTACTACATCATCACTAGGTTTATTTGTTCCTGCTACAACAAAAATAACATCATTTTCATATTGAATTTGATCTAATACCGCAGCTTCTGCTGAAATGAAATTATCATTAACTTCTTGATTACTTCCAAGTGAAATATTCCATACTTTTATATCTTTATTATTCGTAATAATATTTTTTATTTGCTTTGTAATTGTAAAAGAAGAGAATTTTGATCCAGCTGCAACACCAAAGTGGCGGACTTTAAATCTACCACATCCATCATCCAGCCATGGATTTAGCCTAGCACCATC